TGACCTTCTGAGGGAGCTCGGCGTCGTCATCGCCCTCTTCCTGCTCCTCGGCGTCGCCTTCGTCTTCGGCGGCGTCGTCATCGGCCTCGTCGGCCTCCTCCGGCGTCTCGTCCGCCTCGTCGTCGGCGTCAGCGACCGCAGCGTCATCTGCTGGGGCCGTAGCGGTCGCGGTCTTCTTACGCTCGGGGAGGGTGCCGTCTTCGCGGTCCAGGAAGCGTTCGAAGGCCTGAGAGGCCGCTTCTAGGCCGGTGCCCGTGTCGGGCGTGTCGGCGGTGTCGTTGCTCATCCTAACTCGTCCTCTGCTTCGGGGCAACCGCGCCCCGCAGGTTGAAGTTCACCACCTGGCCGCCCGAGACTTTCGTCTTCAGGTGGCCCTCCAGTTGTTCCATCGCCCGGGTCATCATGTAGGCGTCCTCGCGGGCCGCCACGTCCCCCGGCGCGCTCGAGCGCCAGGCCTGCAGGTACAGCAGGCGCAGCTCGGCGAAGGCCTGCCGCAGCGCGGGGAGCTCCAGCACGGCCTTCGCCTCCTCGGCGGCCCGCTCGGCCTGGGCGCGCTTCATCTCGGCCTTGAGCTTGCGCTCCTCGATCTGCTCCGGCGTCATCACATGCCCCTGTCGTCGTCCTCGGGCCCGCCTAGGAGGCCGTAGCCGCCCACGGCCGCGCCTGGCACGGCCAGGAGGCCGCGCTCGTTGATGAACCGCTTGATGATCTGCTCGCGGGGCGAGATCTCGCGCCCGTCCGGCCCGGTGATCGGCTGGATCTTCTCCTTGCGGGCGCGCTCGTCGGCGCGCTTGCGGAAGAGGTCCATGAACGTGCCCTGGCTCTCGTCGGCGAGGCCCGTGCGCTGCGCGGCGCCCATCCAGAGGTTCGCCTGCACCTGGGGCCCGGTCATCCCGAGCTCCTTGCCGATTTCGTGCATGTAGTCTTCGAAGGCCTTGTACTCGTTGTCGTTGGGTTTCCCGACGAACACGGTGGGCTCATCGGCCAGGTCGGCCATGTCGATGCCGCCCCGCGTGACGGCGTTTTTCGGCTGGAGCTGGATCATCTCCTTGCCGTCCTTCACGCGAGACTTCAGGAACGGCTCGATCTGCTCGCCGTACTTCTCGCGCAGGCGCGCCGCCAGGGCGCCGGAGGCGTTGCCCGTGGGATCCGCGTAGCCGTCGTCAAGCAGTCCCATTCGGGCCTCCCGGGGGCGCCGTGAGGCGCTGCTGGGCCACCTGGCCCTGGATCTCGTTGCGGTGCAGCCCGACGCGCTCCTGGACCGCGTTGCGGTCGCGCTGGGTCGCGTAGTCGATCTGCTGCTGGTTGACCTGGATGCCGTACTTCCCGAGCAGCTCCTGGGCCTTCAGGATCGCCTCCGTCTCGGCCTTGTCGCGCTCGCGGTCGTCCGCCATGTCGTTCTTCCGGCGCTCCTCGGCGAGGCGCGCCATCGCAACTTCCTTGTCGTCGGCCGCCTTCTGGAGCTCGACCTGGACCAGCTTGTCGGTCGGGTCGCCCTTCTGGCCCTGCTGGGGCTGCGCCGGGGGCGCCAGGCTCGGATCCCTGAAGTAACGGCCCGCGTCCTTGAAGCCGGACAGCTTGGCGAAGTCGGCGTAGGTGTTCCGCAGCTCCTGGAGGCCGCAGATCGGGTTGTCGGGGCCCAGGGTCATGATGACCTGCTCCTGCTTCTGGGCGATCGCCCCCAGGGCCTGCATCTTCGTCGCGTCGTCGGTCCGCCCGATCGGGTTGACCTTCACGTCCGCCTCGGCGTCCCACACCCGCGGGTCCATCTCGACCCACCGGCCGCGCAGGCGGATGGTGCGGGGCTTGTCCTGGTGGCGCGTGATCGTCCGCAGGATGCCCTTGAACAGGCGCCGCAGGCCCGTTTCGGCGAACGTGCGGGCGATGAGCTCGGACCGCTCCTGCGCCGCCGCCAGCGTGCTCGTCACGGCCGCGCGCGTCGTGCTCTGCAGCACGTCGGGGTCGAGGCCCTGGGAGGCCTTGCTCTGGCCGGTGCGGGAGGCGCGGATGTTGTCCAGGTAATCGAGCACGCCGAGCGCCTGGGGGCCGATGAACGGCTCCGCGAGGCTCTGGACCATGCCGGGCGCCTTGGCCCTGATGACCCTGCCCATCTCGGTGTTCAGGGCGTCGTCAATCTCGACGGCGTTCTCCACCACCACCAGGGACGGGAAAATCGAGCTCGCCAGGCTGTCGAGGGTGTTTCGCAGGACGTGCGACTTGATGTCCTGGATGTCCATCGTGTCGTCGGCCACGGAGAGGCCGAAAATCGCGTGCGGCTCGGGGTTCGGCGAGAACAGGGCGTAGTCGACGTCGGCCACGATCTCGTCGTGGAAGATCTCGCAGTTCGACCCAATCGCGCGGATCCAGTGCAGCTCGGCGACGCCGTCCCCGTCCGCGTCGGCGCGCAGGAACACCTCCACCAGGAGGACGTCGAGCTGGCTCCGGTCGGGGCTGTTGGACGACTGGATGTTCGGGTTGAGCTGGCGGATCAGGGCTTCGTTGTTGATGCCGAAGTCGCTGTCGCGGCCGGTGTTCCTGAGCACGATCTCGGGGTCGGCGCCCAGCTTGATCGCCTCGGACACCTTCACGTAGCGGCGCCGCCCCACCAGGGTCGCCGTGTCGATCGACTTGGCCCACCGGGAGATGACGAACTCCTCGGGCGGCACGGCCTCGATCCGCGTGTGGCCCTTCTGGGCGGTGCGGCGGATCTTGAGGTCGACCGTGACCTCCATCTGGGCGGCGATTTCTAGCTGTTGTTCGGGCGTGAGCTGCACGTCCGCCGGCAGGGCGGGGCCCTCGGCACGGACTTCCTGCGCCAGCACCTCGACGCCGGGCTCGCGCTCAAGCAGGCGCACCTGGCCGATCGAGAGGCCCGTGTACGTGTGCTCGGTGACGCACTGGTAGTCCTCCCAGCGCCAGGTGACGATCCCCAGCTTCTTCAGGAGGGCGTCCTTGAAGGCGGCGTAGAGCACCTCGAATTTCGAGTTGCCGTCCGCGTCCAAAATGAAGTCCACGTAGTCCGTGACCTGCTCGGCCTGGGGCACGGACATGGCCCGCGTCGGCTCAAATTCGACCACATGGTCGCCGCCGACGAAGATCCGCATGAGGTTCGGCATCATCGCGTTGACGGTGTCGCGGACCTCGGTCAGCACCACCTGCGAGCGGCCGTCCTCCTCGTCGCCGAAGGGCTGGCCCTGGTAGAACCGGGCCGCCATCTCGCGGTAGGGCGAGACGTCGCTGTCGATGTAGTCCTCGGCGTCCTGGAACTCGGCGCGCAGGATCGTCTCGAGATCGAACTCGTCGGCCTCCTCGCCGTCGTCCTCGTCGTCAAGGTTCGCGAGGGCGTCCTCGTCCAGCTCCTCGGGCTCGGGCTCGGGCGCTGAGACGGGTCGACGTGCCATGCGGGAGGCCTCCGGCGCGCAGTTCCATAATACGGCGCGGCCGGAAGATAGGCGTGTTCGGGCTTTCGTGCAACCTAAGCGGTTGCGCTCCGCGCAAGGCGCGCCCCGGCGACGATCAGGGCGACCGCCGCCAGCCAGGCGGCCGGCGTTCCGACCCCGACGACGAGATAGGCGGCGGCGCCGCCGACGACGAGCCCCAGAATGTGCATCACCGGATCCCCTTGATGTTCCGTTTCAGGGCGCCGCCGCCCTTGCCCTTCGGCAGGGAGGCGTAGCGCAGCATCATCAGCCCGTACCGGGTCGCCGACAGGAGGTCGTCCTGGACCTTCACGATCAGGCCGTCCTTGCGGTGGTAGATCCGGTACTCTTCGAACCACTCGCCGAGGTGGTCGAACACCTTCAGGCCGCCCGTCTCCATCCGGTTGAGCATCATGGCGACGCCGGCCTCCAGGCCGTAGCCGCCGTCCTGGAAGGTCGCCTTTTCGAAGAGCATGTTGAGGCCCTGGCGCCGGTAGAGCTCGGCGAACGTCTCGCCGCTCGACCGATCCTGGCTCAGGGCGTCGTGCGGCCACGCCCAGGGCATGTTGTCGCCCCAGGTCTTCAGGGTCGCGGCGTGCTGGAGGATCGTGGCGTTCTGGCGGTGGATGTTGGTCACGTAGACCGTGTCGGTGTCGCGGTCCCACGCCAGCTTGACGCCGGCGGTGGGGTGGTCATAGCCGCCCAGGTCGATGCCGCCGAGGCGCGGCCAGTGGCTCGGCACCGCGAAGGCCGGGATCTGGATGCTCGTCTCCGGCAGGGGGAACACCCGGCCGCTGCCCAGCATCGGGATGCCCTTCGCGCGGGCCTCGCGTTCGTGCGCGGAGTAGCCGTTGACGATCGTCTGGCGCTGCTCGGGCGTGATGTGGGGCACGTCGTCAATCGTCATCTGGACGACGGCGCGATCCTGGGTCGAGGGCTGCGGGTAGAACAGCCGGACCACCTCGGACATGCCCAGGAGGGGCGTGAAGGTCAGGAAGACGAAGCCGCCGGTCGCGTTCGTGCGCGTCAGGCCCTCCTGGTAGATGTCCAGGGGCGGCTCCTCATCGAACCAGACCAGGTCGAGCGTCTCGCCCTGCCACTTCTCGCGGCCCTTTTCGTAGGATTTGAAGGCCAGGCGCGACTTGCCGCCCGATTTGTGCTGGACCGTAACCTGGTCGAGGGCGTCGGCGATGCCGCGCGCGGCCGAGGTGTCCAGGATCGACTTTTTCGGGATCATCCCGGTGCCGTGCGCGCCGACGCGCCCCATCAGGACGCGCTGCACGGTGTCGCGGGTCGCCTCCGACGTCACGCCCGACGCCCAGGCGGCGATCGGCTTCTTGAACCGCCGGCCCGGCCAATCGTCGGGGTAGTCGCCGGTCAGGTGGTAGGCCACCTCGGCGCCGCCCGACCAGGTCTTGCCGAGCTGGTTGCCGGCCATCAGCAGGCGCTCGCGCTTGTCCTTCCCGAGCGAGTGGAAAATCTGCTGCTTCTCGTAGGGCCGGTAGAGCGAGAGCTGCATCTCGGAGATGAGCTGGGCCGCCGCGGCGCCGGCCGCCTTGATCGTCCTGGTGTCGAGGGCGTTCACCCGGCTCTCCGATCACTCACTGGTGCTGTCCTCCTGTGCTATAGGGCGCAGTCCGTGTACTTGATCGCCCTCGACCCACAGTCGATAAAGCATGGCGATAAGCTGGCGCATCTCGCCGGCTACGGCTTCCTTAGTCTCACGACCCTCGGCACAATGGATCGCCGCCTTGACGACTTCCCCGGCTTCCTCGGCAACCTTACTGATCACGTAGTTGGGCTGCGGAAACTTGCGCATAGCCCGCGCAGCTTCGGCACGGGCATCGGCTATCAGCGCGTCGAAACTGTCACTCACTGGTGCTGTCCTCCTGTGTTGGTGCCGGCCGCGGCCCCCAGAAGGAGGATGAGGCCCGCCGGCTGACGGGGTTGACTACGACGAGGCACTGACCGTCTGATCCTCGTCCGGCCATCCCCCGATACGGGGCCCCGCCGGCCGGGGTTCGCCAGCGTCAAGCAATTACGCGCCCGACGCAAGCGGGATGCGGTAGACCTCGACGCCGGCCTCCCGGAGGAGGTCCATCGCCTGGCCGAAACTCTCATGCCAGGCGAACGGCGTCTCGGCCGGCGCGCGGTAGCGCACCACCTCGATCCCGGCCTGGATGATCAGCCCGGCGCAGGTCGCGCAGGGGTGGAGGGGCGACACGTAGATCGTGTAGCCGTGCAGCGGCTCGCGCGCCGTGACGATCGCGTTGGCCTCGGCGTGGACCGTCCGCTCCAGCTTCCAGGGCCGGTTCGCGTAGAGCGAGGGGTGGTCGTCAACGCCGCGGGGGAACCCGTTGTAGCCGACGCTGGCGATCGTCTTGTCGGGGCGCAGGATCACCGCGCCCACCCGGGTCGAGGGATCTCTCGAGCGACGGGCCACCAGGTCGCACAGATCCAGGGCCCAGGTGTCGAGATCGGGGCGATCGGTCATGACCCGGCCTTCCTGATGATCTGCAGGTCGGGGATGGCGAACGTGATGGGCCCGGGTCCGTTGGTCGGCACGCACCAGGCCCAGGAGGCGTGGACCTGCAGGACGCGGTACGTGGCCTGGTTGAGATCCGCCTTGCCGCTGCTCTTCGGGGCCACGACGTCGCCCACGACGATCGTGGGGTAGAGGCGTTCGTTGACCTTCGGCACGGGGCGGAGGTTGTCGATGCGGTGGTTGCTGGGCCCCAGGCGGGCACCGTCCCACCGCACGACGGCCCACTTGCCCTCCACGATGGCGAGGATCGTCCCCTCAGAGGAGAGGTCGAGGTCGTATCGGACGCGATCGCCGACTTCGAAGTCCATCTTCATGGTCGCGTCAGCCATCAGTTGCACCTGCAGTTCTGTTCGTTGCAATCGCCCGCGGGGCCCTTGTGGAGGGCGCAGGGGAAGTCATAGCCGGCCCGCTTGTGGCGGACCCTCGGCAGGGTGGGCACCGGGGTCGAGGGCCGCACGAACGGCGCCAGGGCCAGGAGCGTGCTGCGCCACCGGATGAACGTCTTGCCCGCCTCGGCCGTGTCGAGCGGGTGCGTCTCGATCACCGTGTCGCCGGGCGCGAGCTCGGCCACGTCGGGATCCACGTCGGGGTAGCGAACCGCCAGGACGCCCGGGCCGTTCGGCAGGAGCCGCCACCGCCGGACCTCGCGGTCCTGCTCCAGGATGAACTCAGTGGCGTGCCTTGCCAGCGCGTCTTGCGCGCCACTCGCGTCGTGCTTCGGGGTCATAGAGCTCGTCCTCGTAGGGGATGTCGTCGTGAAGCAGCCAGAGCATCGTCCCCGCGCCCAGGCCGAACCCGACCAGCAGCGCGAAGACGACATACCAGAACGGGAAATCCATCAGAGGCCCCCCTCGCGCTCGATCTCCCGCAGGCCGGCCTCGCCGAGGATGGTGGTCGTCGGCAGGGGGTGGGCGTTGAGGGCCGCCACGATCAGCTCGGCCGCGTCGCGGTCGGAGGCGATCGCGAGGTGCTGCCCCTCGCCGAGGCCTCGCTTGGCGTCGAAGATGCCGTAGCCCTCCAGGACCGTCTCGATCGGCTTCTCGTCGGTCACTTCGCCGTCCTCGTCGTAGACGTCGAGGCGGCTCTCCTCGACGTGGACGGGCATGTACTCGTAGCTGAAGCGGGGGCGGGTCATCAGCTCCTCCGGTTCGGTTGATGCTGTCGAAACAGCTTGCGCCAGACGCAACTTTTCCGCCAGCAAAACCCGAAAATCTGGGAGGGGGGTGGGGATGGATCGGGCGGGGCGGGGGAGGGGGTCAAGCGCACCGCCCGGGGGCCCGCCTGACCGCCGAAGCGCACCACCCTCCAGGCCAGGCCGGACAACGAATTTTAGGGGCCGGTGGGGTCGGCGCGACACCACCCCCTGGAGGGGGTCCTACAGAGGGCCATGTCTGCCTCGCTCCAGCCGCCCCCGGCCGCGCGCGGGCCCGGGGGGCCTCCGCGCGCCCCCGCGCCCGCGCTCCCGCCCCGCGCCAGGCGGATCGCGACCCGCCCAGCGTCGAGGATAGGTCAGTCATGCTGACCTATATTGCGTCGTCCTCTTCCTCGATGGGTACATTCACCGCCTCCAGCTCCAGCGTCGGAGGCGAAACGCCAATCATTTCAAGGGGTGCTAATAAACCCACAGGGTTTGCCAGCGCCTGCGCAGGCCCCGCCTCGACCTGCTCGGCGAGGCGGACGATCGCCAGCAGCTCGTCCGCGGTCAGGCCGTCGAGCGGGCTTTTCAGGTCCAGCTTGCGCTCGACAAACATACCCAGCTCCTTGCCCACCAACTCAAGCGCGCGGTTCGCGGCGGACCTGTCTTTCGCCTCGACAGCGTCCTCGGCGTTCTGCACCAGCATGTTCAGCACCCACGCCCGATCCGCCGTGACCGCGGCCAGCTTCTTCTTGTCAGCCGCGGCGATCAGCTCATCAACCCGTTGCTGCACATGCGGTTTCGCCATCAGCCTCGACCCGGCCACATGAGCGCCCAGCTTGCTGTACCCGGCCGCGACGGCCGCAACGCCCTGCTTGCGATGGATGGCATACGCCTGCGCAAACGCCTCCTGCTTCTCGATCTTCAGCCTGGGCATCAGACGGCGTCCATCTCGTTGTGCGCTATGCGCACACTCACCTGCCCTGACTTATCCCCTTTCGCGGCCAACGCAAGTCTGACCCCGTAGAGCCCCAACAGAGCCGCCTCAGCCCTCCCGTCGTCCCTC